CTGGTATCTGTAAATTAATCCACCGTCTGATGTGATATCTTCAGTAACTTTTATAATTCTGGCTACCTGGTTATCTAAACCAGTAGCACTGTCTGTGATAGTAATGTAATCACCCACAAATGTATCTCTGGTGGTATAATCTGCATTGAAACTTATGATAGTATCTTCGCGATTCTCATACAAACTTATGTTTGCCATTACTTGCGCACGAGCACGGCCATTGATCATGGGAAAATTATAACTCACACCGTTCACAGGTTCGTTTGCTGACAGATCATTGGCACTTACTTGCATTCTGATGTTGTTGGTGGCACTTAACAATCTTTTATCTGGGTATCTTACATCTGCAAATGTGGGTAAGTTAAAAAAGTCTCCACTAGTGATGTCTATCTTGCCTATGATGTTGTCACTGGTAAATTTAAATAGTGCATCCAGATCTGGTATTCGTTGTCCACGTTGTTTGATAATCTTAAACACCTGGTTTTCGTGATCCCAGTGCAATTGTGCTAGGCCACTTTGTGTGATGCGTTTTATGTTGTCGCCCACACTTAAACTAGTGTTAATGGCATTGTTGGTAGCCATCCAGGGTGCTTCAGTGAGTGTGCCACTGCTGTTGTCTGGATCCTGGTATACCCATTCCCCAGGCCCTTGTCCATATGCACTGCCATTAAATACATCCAGAGTGCAATTACTTTCCCAGGCTGCAAAACTATCGGTGTCTATGAGCGCAGGATTAAGTCCCAATCCATATCTCTGATTGACCAGATATTCTTGTAGTGTGATACTGGGGTTGTTTTTACGCTTACGACTATATAAATTACCTGCAGGCAAATAGTTACTGATGTTGTCTATGCCAAACTTCCATTCACCCAGGCCAGTGATGTCTATTTCAGGATCCGAAGTTACTTGTATGCAAGCAAACACCAAACCCTGATATTGAGTTTGATTGGGTATATAGGCAAAACTACTGGCATCTTGTCCGTTGCCAGGAAACACCTGGTTGCTGCCATCTGTGTGTCCCACATAAACAGCTACTCTAAAGTTATTGTTAATGGTAGTAACATTAGCAGGATCACTATAATCACTCAGGGGATCTGCCAAACCAGTCACAACACCATTGCTACCAAATATGCATAGCTGACCGTTATAATATACTGCTGGTGTGTAATTACTGCTCCAGCAATTGTTGTCCTGACTAGGCGTGGGATCCACAGCATTCAAACAAAAACCTGGCAAAACAGTGCTACCAATCACACCACCGGGATCTGTATAAAATCTGGTGTCTCCTAAAATAGTTAATTCTGATTCGCTAGCAGTATTAACTGTGTTCCAGGCTACTTCTATGTTAGTGTGACTCAATACCAGTATATAACTGTTGATGGCGTTGCCGTTAACGCTCCTGCCTACCAGGTGCTTATTAACTACAATACCACCAGTAACACAATCTCCTACTATTCTGGGTATGCGATTAAGTGTATTGGGTGGAACCTGTGCCAGATCTTCCTGAGCCTGGCCTACGTTAGGATCATCACCCAGTGTAAAAATGTTGGCTGGTAAATTACCTGCGCCTGTGCTTATGATACTTTTATTGGTGTTAACCACAGTGTCACGATTCTCTACACTCACACGCTGTGCATTGCTTTGTGCACTGCGAAATACATCAAACATACTAGCCATTATAATGCTCCAAAACTGTTACTTACTTCATCGAAACCATTGTCATTGGTTACAATCCTACGGCGGTCTGCTCCATTGGTTAATTCACCTCTGACTTGCGAATACAAATAATCCTGTATGCTTTGTGCATTTAACACCAAACTCAGTGTGGTTTCACCCAGCAATACATCATGTGTCTCTACCACAGCAAATGTGTTTATGATACCTCTGAATGCAACCCAGTTTTGTGCTAAAGCACTATCTGATGTTGGACCGTTATTGATATATCTTATGACATCCACACCACCGCCTCTGATGGGAGATGTTTGTGCTATGGCATTGTAATTGGCATCTGGTGATATACCACTCACTGTGAGTGTTAGTTCTGTTTGCGCTGTGCTTACCTGGCTAGTTACACCACTCAGACTCAACATACTACCCAGTGCCATGTATGTGACATTGCCACTGATGATGGGTGACCAACTATCTGCCAAATAATATGTGGTGCCATCCAACTCCAAATTCACAAGCGTGGTATAGGTTATGTTGTTGATGTTAGCCATTAATCAAAGACCTCCTGGAACACATACATACCACTGGCGTTAAATAATTGGTCTGCCACAATCTGGGTATCTGGTTTGGTTACCAGTTGCACTCTGAATCTTACATCAGGTCCTATGGCCATGGTCTGATTTAAATATGTTGATGAGTGTGGTATAAAATTACGATGCAGTTTTATGTCTACATCACCTGCAACATTTGGCATGGGCACATCATTTACCACAGTATATGCATAGGGATAACCCTGAGATTTGGCTGGATGCACAAAATCTCCTGCCTTAAACAAATAACCTGAACTGCCACCCACTGCTAAATTTATGGTAATGGTATCAGAGAGATTGTTAACATTAACAACTGTGGCTGCCTGTGCTTTGGCTAAATCAGTGCCCTGATATTCTGTGATGTAACTTAAATTAGTATTGGTGTCACCGATGTCAACATCTTCAGTGTAGCGTCTGTCTAAAAAATCCAGATACTCTGCTACGCCACGGGCATCTTTATATCTTTGGCCTGGCTTATAACTCACTGCAAAGCGCCAGGGACGGGCAAATGCCACACTCTGACTTATTAATCTACCACTGCGAGTAATCTGCTGGCTAGTCATTGCAGGTCTTTGTATGGTTAAATCTGTGCTACCGTTAATAATTCGTTGTATGCTCATGGTCTATCCTTTAAATTGGTTGTAGTCTGGCACCTGCTTGGGTGACGTTATATATAAATCCAGGATCCTGTGCAATCATGTCTTTAAAACTTTGTGCATCTGTGGCATTGATGTTGTATACTACCGATGTCTGGCCGGACTGGCCAGGTTCATTTAACATGCCTTGCGTTTCCATTCTGCCTATGACATTGGCTGGTCCTGTGACTATCTCAGGACCTTTCTCTCCTACTATACCGAACTTACCACTGGGAATCATACCACCTTTGTCAAAAAAGCCAGCAAATATACTGCCCAATCCGCCACCCAGGAAGCCAAATATTGTTTCAAATATCTTCTTGGCTAACAATCGCTTGAGTTGCTTGAGCATATCGTCTATGAGGTCTTTAAAGCTACCTTTACCAGTAGTTACAAAACCCACAAATGCACTCTCCATGCTAGACATTGCTTCGTTGTTTAGGGACTTCATGGTCTCATTGGTTGCAGTGGCCAGGCTAACTTTGGCCTCTTCGTTCTTCTTGGCTTGTTCATCTTCCTTGGCCATGGCATCCATGCTGATGTCATGACGCTCTTTGACCAGATCTATTTGCTCTTGTGTAAGTTCATTTAATTTTGCTGTTAGTTCGTTTCGTTCTTGATCACTCACTGTGAGTGCGGCTATCTGCTCCAGGGCATCCTGACGCTTATGCTCCAACTCCATGAGTTGTGTTTTGAGATCACGCTCATTCTCACCTAAATTTAACACAGCTTGTGCAATTTCTATCTCACGCTCCAGGGCAGTATTCTTGTCTGCTGTGCGCTCCAATATGTCACCAGCTCTTTCCATGGCACGCTCGTGCATTTTTTCAAGCATGTCTTCGGATTCTGTCATGAGCTCTTTGGTAAGCTTCATGCTTGCTTGTTTTTCTTTCTCAGTCAGGACTATGGCATCCTTGGCCAGGGTAGCACTTTCTGATATTTTTTCCATTTGCTTTGTTAAACTTTCACTTGCATCAGTGTTGTTTAATTCTTGTGCGGCATCAGTCACACCACGAATCTTTTCTTCGTTGCTGTCAAATATTTCATTGAGCGCCAGGTATGCGGCACCTGCGGCTACAGCACCAGCGGCCAAACTTGCAATACCTGCTGGGCCCATGAATGCCTGCAATGTGGCGGCACCTGTTGCGGCCAATCTGATTGCTTGTGCAAACTTAACTATGGCATCCACTGCTACAATAATTCTGCCCACTGCGGCACTGGCAAATGCACCTGCTAGCAGACTTACTAGGATTTGCATGTTCTCTACCACAAACACCACTGCGGCGCCCAGGCTATCACCTATGACTCTGGCGATCTCCATGATCTCTTCTTTGTTCTGGCTAAACGCCTGAGTAATAGCACTCAAACTTTCCTTTAAACTTTCACCAAATGCTTCGCCTAGTTCTGCTTGTATCTGGAATATAGCATCTGAAAACATTGAAAGCTGGCCAGTCATGGTATTGACCGCATCAGCGTTAGCGGCAGTTACCTTCTCAAAACTCTTGACAAATAATTCTTGTGTTTGTTCAGCAGTGTATTTTACACCTTCCTCAAATCCCAGGAATGCTTTTACACCACGGTCTCTGAAAGTATCTGCACTGGCAATACCTGCGCTGAGTGCTCTCTGAACGTTTGATGCGGCATCCTGGAAACTCATGCCAAATGCATTGGCAATGCCTGATGTAAATTCTATGGCGTTGCCTAAACCACCAAACTGATCTTCTACCAGTGCCAGGGCTGGCACACCAGCTTGTATGGCATCCAGGCTCACTGGCAATCTAGCGGCGGCTTCAGTTACAATGTCCAGAGCCTCTGCAGCTAACTCTGCATCACCATACAATGTCTTAAGCGTAATGCCCAGATCTTCCACACTACGGGCGGCATTAACAGCACTAACTAGTCCTGCGCTGGCGCCCACTATGGCGGCTATGCCTGTGGCAACTCCTGCCAAACTGGTTTTACTTTGCTGAGCACTGCGGTCAATGTTGTTAAGACCTCTGTCAACACGGCTCACACCCTGGTCAAAATTACGAGTGTTTAATTCTAATGCTACTGTGATCGACTTGGCCATTAAAACTTCCTCGCATTACGGGTTATGAGATTGTCAATGTATGTCAGGGTGGGATCTGACATACCAGCTGGCGATTGTGAACTCCAACCTTCGTCCAACCTGCCAGCATATGCATAATCTGCTTTTATGGTGGTGTTGCGTATTCTGGTATTGCGCCTGGCATTACCACTTCTTATGGGAGTTTCTGCCACAAAATAGTCATATGCTTGACCAGGCACATCTTTTACAATGTCCTGTAAACCCTTAATTATTTGTCTGTTTGTGCTCATTTTTTCTCCTAAACTCGTCCATGTTATCTGCAAGTTGGTCTGCGTCATAACCTGCCAGGGGGTTGTTTACCCTGTCCTGTTGCAGTTTTCTGTAACTGCCTGCAACATCATACACCCATAAATCAAAAGTTGTAGCTGTGTGTAATATTTGACTAGGTAAAACTCCATACCTTTCAGCCAGGCTGTCTAGTATGAGCGCACGACTTACATCAGGGTCATTTTCTGATATTTCATGGCTTAGGACTTTCCCAGGTTGGTTACTACACGGTTAATGGCTAAACTCATGACATAACTGGGCAATATTTCATCGCCCTGCATGATGGCTTCGCCACGCTCATCCAAGATCATTGTTTTACAAAAGGCTATGAGTGCAGGCATGTTCTCTGCATTCATTTCAGTGCCTACCAGGCCCAGATATTTTTCCATGGGCTGTCTGTCCCAGGTATAAAATTCTAGTTCTTCGCCATATTGCTCGATGATGGCTTCATCATCCAGTGTGATCTTGATTAATTTGGGTGTTGCTGTAATTTCTGCTAATTTCATTATTTTATCTCTCTATCTGCTTTTATGGAGTGAATGCCACTCAGGCAAAAACTCAATCTACTGCTTACCTTGTCTGCGTCACCCTGTAGGCAACTCAGCTCATTCTTGGCTTTGGCTATCTCTGCTTCCAGAGTCTTCAACTTCTGGATCTGAGTTAACTGCGACCATATCTGTGTCTGCTTCATGGTCTATCCCTATATCTGTATTTGTATATTTTAATGCTTGTAGCCAGGTAAATTGTTTGCCACCGATGTTAAAACGCTCAGGTGGATTTGCCTGGTTATCTCGAATAAATTGTTTAACTCTGTTTACGCTCATGTTACCTCCTATTTAGTAAGGGGGGTTGCCCCCCCTGACTGTTAGGGATGGTTCCCTTGATTATAGTTACCTGCTACTTCAATAGTGATGGGTGATACCCATACTGGTGCATCAGGATTGGTTGTGGGAGCGAGACCGCTCATGTAACCAATGCCTTCAACATAATCGTCACCAGCTTCACTACCAGCCCAGTATAACCTAAAGCATACCAGATACTTCTCATTGGTGGTCTTGAAAATACCATCGCGCTGAACTGTGTCAGCGGTGGCACTTGCATTACCAAAAAAGCTGCTGGGATCCACAACTAGGTTCATACCTAGACTGTTTGTGCTTGAGGTAGTAATTACATACTCGCTCAGGCTATCCAACTGCTTCCAACGGAAAAGACCAGGGGTAGCATTTACTGTTACTTCCTGTAAGGCTGGGACCAGCAATGCTCCTGCAGCAACTTCACCACCAGCGACACCTAGTTCTGTTTCAACTAAGTTGCCTGTGCCAAATGGATTGTCAATCTGCGTAGGAGTAGCGTCTGGTGCACTTTGAATGTAGAGTTCTACAAAGTTTTCAAAAGCGCCTGTGTTAATATAAGCCATTGTTTTCTCCTTTAGACGGCATAAATTTGAGTGAATGTATATGTAAATGTATACACATTGACATCACCTGTTATTTCTGTTTGGACTTCACATAAGTTTTTAATTTGGTCTGTTATACTATCCTTGGCTGCAATCAAACTTGCAACCATGGCATCGGTGTCAGTGGGTTCGTTCTTGGCATCCACAGCAACATATGCTTCTACTATGGTATCATTCTGATACACATCACAGTCGTGTCTGAGGGTCAGATACATTTCTGTGATGTCTGATTGTGGTTTGTCAACATAGATGTTTTTCTTGTTTTTTACATACAAGTCAACATCTCCTGACTGCCAGGGTAGTTCAGTGCTGACACGAAAGTTCGTGCCAGCAACTCTGGTAGACAACTCTGTAAGCAAATTATCACGAATGCTCATCGAGTGTATACCACTGATCTACGGCTACGGCTACGCCTGGTCTTCTGGGTCCTGATCAACCTTTCTGAATCTTCCACAGTTCCATCACCGTCAGCGTCATACCAGTCCCACATACTCGTCAACTCAGTAAACAAGTCGTTAAACTTCTTGTCATAGTAATTGATTTTCTGTAGTTCTGGTGACTCTGGATTGCCAAAATCAGCAATCTTGGGTAACAAAAACTCCTTGAACACATAGTAAACACACATGTCAGTAAAATCTGACTGCCTGTCTGCTATTTTATTTGGATCAAGTGCAGGAATATTCATTTCATCATAGGTTTGGCCAGTATTGAGTAAATACTGCCTCCAAGCTTCTGATGATCTGATCTTCTGGTTGATTCTGTTAGTAGCTTTTACTGCTAAATCATCCAGATAGTCATTAAGGTCTGCAGGATTACCAGGAGCATTATTGAACAACACTTCATTGGCTTCAAAAAGCCGCTGATCTGTGTCCTGAATATCCAGGTCATCACAATAGCCTAACACATTACCATTTATTATATAAAAGGCCACTATATAATCCTTACGCTGTTGCCAATCCTGTTGGCAAGTTGTTGCTTCTGAAGAAGCGGCAACCCACTGCTTGTCCAATCAGGCCATCCAACAATGCGCCGTTACCGATAACACTGAGATCACCGATAGCACCACTCGCAACGCTGACGTTGTTGAGCTGGCTAGCTAGGTGATATTCTTGTGCAGGTGTAACACATGCAATGTAGAAACCACTTGCGTCAGTTGGAGCGTTAGCTGTGCGCAGGTTAGTTACTGCTTGGCTGATGTCATCCAGGCTGCAACGAATAGCTGCTGTGGCTTCTGCTACAACGTTTGACGATACTACGCCGTTGATAAAGCCTGGACGAACCTGGACAAAACCATTACGGACAGTAGCAACCATGTCATGACGATCACGATCTACGTCGTTGAACATTTTCAGAGTTGGCTCACGCTTCATGGCATAACCCATGGCTTCTGGTGACATTACAACAGCAACGTCAGCACCAGTAAGTGCGCCAGCAGCTGGACCTACAGTGGTTACAGTTACGTCTGAGATATCTGTGAGTGCAGTTTCACCATTGGTGAGTGCTACTCTAAAACCAGCAATGTCAGTTGATTGTGCAATAGCACGGCTCAGCTGAGTAGTTACAGCAGTTCTTACAGTGGCAATACCACCGTCTTCCAGGCTCTCTTCTGTTACGAATGAACCAGCGCCACGCTTAACAACAGTGATGCTAGCAGCACTTGTTGCGAAATCTGACTCTGATGCGCCAGTGATGATTTGGCTACCTTCGCCAACTGTTGCGCCAGCTGTATAGGCATCGTGTGTTGGGATCTTTACAGTATCGCCAGCGGTGCCTGAGATGTTGTATGAATTAAGGATCAATGCTTGGTTGGGAAGTAATACCATGTTGTCATAGAATGGGATCAGGTCCGCAACTACATCAGCATATAGATCATTAATGGCAGTTGAATTAGTTGTCATTATTTTCTCCTAGAGTTTGTTTTGTTAACAGCATTGGATGATAACATAGTGCTACCAGTATTTCTGGTGTCGTTATGTCCCATCTGTGCTGTAATCATTTTATCAGTGATCTCTGATCTACTGAGGCTTCGATTTGAATTTCTGACTGCAACATAGGCATTTCTATACTCGGGGTCTGAGGCAATACGACTTTCGTCCAGAGCCTGTGTCCTTTCAGCTTTTGCTACGCTACGATCATTAGACTCACCTGAGATACCTACTTTAGCCTGGGGCAAGCCCAGTTGCTTGGCCATGATAGTCACAGCACTAGCATAATCAGGTCTTTCTCCTGATTGGTCTACGAGTAAATTATCTCCTGATCTAATACCAAACTCTGTGCCTTGTAATTCAAACATATTGCGACTCTTCATTAAGTCTATCACAGCATTCTGTTGGTCTGAGTTCCATGCACCTGGCATTTCTGACTTTAGTTTGCTGATGTGGTCACCCATGACCATTTCTGTTTTAAGGCTCGTGAGTTCTGCCTGTAGTTCCTCTACGGTTTGCTCACGCTTTTTAACAGTTTCTCTGAGAGACTCCACACTTAAATTGTTGTCTGGTGTGCTCTCTTGTAGGGTTTGTATAACATTACGGACTTGGTCCAGATCGTTAACACCCAAATCACTGAGTAAACTGCTTTCAAGTTCTCGTTTGGCATTTGCCGCGATACGATTGGTGTCATCTCTGCTATAGACTCTTACGCCGTCCACAAAGATTTTACCATCACGGTGTTCCACAGTTGGTGTAGTTGGTTCAGATTTTGCTTCAGCAGATGGTGCTGATGTTTCCTGCTCTGTGACAGGGTCGACATTAACGCCTGCGACCGGCTCTTCCATGACTTCGGATGTCATTTAACTTCTCCTGGGTTATTCGACTGGAGTGGTGTCGTGGTTTTCATTTATACTCCTGAGTCCGTGCTGGTAGACATCAGCAACTCTGTTAATCTGAGTTGTAAAGTTTCTGCCAGCGCTGGATCTGGTTGTTCTCCTGTGACAGCAGACATTTTGGCCTGTAGGTCCAGGATCTTATTGAGTTCAGCAATTTCATGCTCTATGGCACGTTTGTTGAACTGCCTGTTATAACTTATGCGTAAATCTTCTGGCATGGTTTGATTTAACCAGTCCATGGTGATTTGCCACATTCTATATTCTGTGTTTTCCATGTTAGTTGCTTTGCGTCTGATACTAGCCGCTAGCTTATCATCATAGGTTTCGATTTGCTCACCGGATCTACTGGATTTTACTAAGTCTTCGGATCTTAACATGGCTAATTGTGTGAGCTTGGTTACTTTGTTGTCTATGAGATCTGATATCTCAGTAATGGCTTCCAGATTGGGTGCTACAAATTCATAGGTATATGATTGCTCGCCACTTAAACTAGTGGGCACTCTGACAATACTGCCAGGCTCTGCGCCTATCTCACCGTTGTTGAGTTGATCTGTTTGCTCATCTACTACCAGGGTAGGATGGCTACCATATGTGATGGCTGAATATATCTCTGCTAGGTCACCATACACACTGCGTTGTATCTGGCTGCAATCTGCTATGGGTGTGGTGCCTATGTTGTTGAATACTTTTAAGCTCTGATATGCAGTCACTAGAGGCACATAGCCAAGCTCATTGACTTCGGGTATCATCCAGATACCATCATCCAATTGGTAATAGTTTTCTTTGTCAGTGGGTTCCCAATCTTCATCGGCGCCACACGCCACAGTTGCAATTGTTTGGCTGTCCATGTATCTATACATGGTATAATCATCACACTCGTCCAGTTTGACTACTGCTCTTTCTAGCTGTAGGTTACCATTACGATCATAACTATATTCCCAATTAGTGAGGTCAAGTGGCGTGTGTATCTTCCAACGCACTTGGCTATCGAACAAATAACATCCAACATGGCATACTCCGTATATTGTGGTATATTGGTCTAGCTGGCTCATGAACTCTGAAATGTTTGTGCCTTCGCCATCCACATTCATCATAAAGTCTGTGAGTAAATCGTTGTCAGGCAAATTTCTCTGGGCTGGATTTCTAAACAGCATGGCATTGTATTCAGACACAATCAACTTAACATAGTTGTAGAGTGGCACATTGGCAAGTTTCTCACCATAAAAGGTGCCTATGGTGCTATCTGCGCCAGTGAGTGTGTCACGCTGTGATCTGGGGCGCTCAACTTTTGCTCGCTGATTAAGCATAAAACTACCATCTGATTCCACAGTATAGGTATTGATAGTTTCTGACGGAGTTTGCGTGTCTGATGTATACTGCCTGAGATATTGTCCCTGGCGGAATTCTGTGCCGCCCAGGTAGCTTCTGTATTGTAATTCCCAATCGTCATGATAACGATCATACAGGAGATGAGTTCCAACAATAAAATTGCTATCCATGCCTGACCCTCTGTTAGTAGTATATTTATCCTTAATTATACTTTTATTTTTTATTAAAAATGTTTATAATTCTATGCTTTTTTCTTCGGGTGGCAGGAGCTTTTTGCAATAGCCTAAAAGATTTTGGTTGTGCTTGGAGTTGTCGAACTTTTTGTTTTTACGCTTAAGGTTGCGTTTGTGACGCTTCTGTGCTAATTTATGTTGCTTCATTTTTCCTCCTTTTTTCCAAATATGCGATCCCAGTTGTCTGAATATGCTTCATGATTGGTGGGTCGTTGTGAACTACCTTTGCCTGCCCCAGTGTTACTATATGTTTTATTTGCAGTGTTAAAGCCTTCGGATTGGTCGCGAGCTTTCTTTAACATGCCTGTGTTATTGATAATTTTTTCGTTACGATTGTATTCTTTTGTGCCTTTGTCAGGCGTCCGTCCTTTAAACATATTCGGCCTCTGATACTTTTTCAAAATATTTTGTGTATAGATCTAGGTATGCTCGCTCAGCATCACTCAAACTGTGGTTGTGCGTGAGATGGTGTTTATAGAGCACATAGTATCTCTGTGCAACCTTTACACTTACTGTGGTGGTGTCGCCGTAGCGCGT